GGTGCAACTGATGAAATTATGATAACAGAACAATTAGACGCTGCTATCAGAGCGTTACACGTTCTAGCAGTGTTGAAAGACAACAGCGTAGAATGGATGAACAGTTACGCATTAGAAGCTCTAAAAGAGATAGAAGCTTTGGGTTACAATTATGAACTACATAAACAGTCATTAAACTAACAAGGAGATCAATATGCCAATGGGTAAAGGAACTTATGGGTCTAAACGTGGAAGACCAAAGAAATCAAAAATAAAATCAAAAGCACCTAAGAGTGTAAAGGGTGTTTCTATGGCTGGGTTAAATATGAGACAAGCTAACGCTATGAAAAAACATTCAAAGCATCATACAGCAAAGCATTTAAGAATGATGGCTACTGCAATGAAAAAGGGGAAAAGTTTTACTGAATCTCATAAAATGGCTCAAAAGAAAGTTGGTAAGTAAAGTATAAATACCTATGCCTGATAATGTAAAATATATTAAAAATAAGTTATCAGAAAATATGATAATGTTTGGAAAGATTATTATGCCAAACATGTTTTCTGTACCTTCTCCAGACTTTCATTATAAAATAGCAGATGCTATTGTAGATGATAGTAATAAACAGATTAACATCATTGCTCCACGTGGTCACGCCAAGTCCTCGATAGTTGGCGGTGTTTACCCCCTTTTTCATATTATGAACCATAGTGGAGCAAAACTTATTGTGCTGGTCTCACGTACACAAGATCATGCTATTAAGCTTCTTGGAACCATAAAAGACACCCTAGAGTACAGCAATGCCTTCCGTCAGATATATGGTTACTGGGGTCAGCACAATGCTAGGCAATGGGCAAAAAGTGAAGTAGAGCTGAAAGATGGTACAGTCATTATATGCAAAGGCACAGGACAACAGTTACGTGGTATTAAAGTAGGTAGTCAACGACCTACGCTTATTATTGTAGATGATCCAGAAGATGAAAACAATACTAAGACTGCAGAAGCTATGGAACAAAACCTTCGATGGTTACTGCAGAGTGCTGTGCCATCTTTAGACCCTATAAAGGGTAAGATTATTGTTATTGGTACACCACAACACCAACGCTGCATGGTAGAGATATTAAAAGACATGAAAGGCTGGAAGAATATGCATTTTAGTCCAGACTTAAAAAATAGTGTAGCACTATGGGAAGAATGGCAACCTATAAAAAAATTACAACAAAAAAAAGAAGAACTAGATTCTATTGGTCGCAGTAGCGTGTTTTATCGTGAATATATGTGTCAAATTGTAGGAGATGAAGATCAATTGTTTCAAATGGATTATATCCAGTATCATAATTACAAATTAGAAATAGATAGTGACAATAGACATTTTCTTGTAGATGATGACAAAAAAATTCCAGTAAATGTGTTTATGGGGGTTGACCCTGCTTCTTCAGTCCGCAAGACAGCAGATTATTCAGTAATTATGCCTGTAGCGGTGGATGAACAAAACAATAGGTATATTCTCCAGTATTACCGTAATAGGGCAACTCCCATGCAACTTGCTGAAAGCATCATAGAGTACTTTAAGTTATTTAAACCTGTAAAGGTACGTGTAGAAAGTGTAGGATATCAGGAAATGCTAAGAGAATACTTGAGGCAACGATGCGATGAAGAACGTATATTTATATCAGGATTAGAAATAAAAGAGAGTCCAAGAACTAGCAAATCATCAAGGCTAGAAACTATGCAACCATACTTTGCACAAAAAAAAGTGTATATGATGGAAAGCATGGAAGAGTTAAAGGATGAGCTTTTATTGTACCCACGTGGCAAACATGACGATCTTTTAGATGGTCTTTATTACGCAACTAAAAAGTGTTTTGCACCAACCCATAAAGAATCTAAAATAAAAACTAAAAAAGTCCTTGAAGATCCCTACCTAGATGATATAAGTTGGAAAGTAGCATAGTATTGGAACTTTTACTTAAAGTAAAGGTTTAAGTATGAAATGCTCCTTTCCACATGCATGACAGTTTAGACAAAACAAAAGAAGTACAACTTACACAAGATCTGCTATCAGAATATTCTTCTGCTAGACAGAACTGGGCAAAACAGGCTGTTGAGGACAATGAGTTCCGCAATGGCAAACAATGGACTGACGAACAAGTACAGGCATTACGTAAACGTGCTCAAGAGCCATTAGTTGTAAATGTTGTATACTCTGCAGTAGAGCAGGCAAAAGCTATGCTTACTGCTAACTCACCTAAGTTTCAATCAACAGCCAGAGAGACCTCCGATGCTAAAGTTGGTAGAATGTTTTCGGATATAATGGCATACATTTGGGATAACTCCAATGGGAACGTGGAATTGAAACAAGCCATTGATGATTACTATGTTAAAGGAATGGGAGCTATGATGGCCTATATTGATCCAGATGCCGATCTGGGTTCGGGTGAGGTAAAGTTAAAATCCATAGACCCATTGGAACTATTCATAGATCCTTCTTCTAAGGATCCATTTTGCAGAGATGCTGCACATATTATTATTGGTAAAATAATATCAGAAACAGCTTTAATAGAGCATTACCCTGAATTTGAACAACAAATAAAAGAATCCACAGAAACTAGTTATATCAATACTACTGCTGAATCACGATTTGGATTACGTAATGAAGATGTAACTAATAAACGTAGGTTAACAGGAACTACGATTACTGGTGAACGAGAGCTAGAAGTATTTGAGCGTTATACAAAAGTAAAAAGTGCATACTATAAGATTTATGATCCATTAAGCGATGACCAAAGAGTTTTAGATCAAGTACAGTTTGAAGAGTATAAGCAAGAGCCAATAGTTGTATTAACTAATGCAGAAGGACAATCTGTATTTACAGATAAAGCAAATGTTAAGACATATATGGAGATTGCTGAAAAAATAGGAACAACCTATCATTTAATGCTAGATCCTAATTCTGGTCAACCTGTTCCTATGGAAGGGGAAGAACATGAAGGATCTATACCTAATAGCACCAGTACAATAGATGTATTAACCAAAGCTACTTTAATTGAAGATGGTGGTATTATGGTTAATGAAGTTGACTTAACCCAGATAAAACAAGTTGTAAGTGTAGGTGATACAGAGCTGTTTAATGTTGTATTACCAATAGAAGAGTATCCTATTATACCATTTATGAATGGATTTAATCGCAATCCGTTTCCATTGTCGGATGTTAGACTGGTTAAGGGATTGCAGGAGTACATCAATAAGATACGTAGTTTAATTGTAGCACATGCTAGTAGCTCTACTAATGTAAAGCTCTTAATACCACGTGGAAGTATGGATAAAGCACATCTAGAAGCAGAATGGGGTAAAGCTGGTACTGCTGTTATTGAGTTTGATCCAGAGCTAGGACAACCTATAGTAGCTGGGCCTGTACCATTACCTAACGAGCTATATAAAAACGAAGCAGATGCTAAAGCAGATATAGAACGCATATTAGGTATTTATGCCTTAATGCAGGGAGACCAAGGAGCTGCACCACAGACATTTAAAGGTACAGTAGCACTAGATGAGTTTGGTCAAAGAAGAATTAAGTCTAAAAAAGACGATGTTGAGGAATGCATCAATCAATTAGCAAAGGTAGTAGTGGGATTGGTTCAGTACGTTTATACAGGTCAGAAAGTTATGCGATTGATGCAACCCAACAATAGACCTATTGAAATACCTATTAATAGTCCTATGTATGATAGCGTGGGTAATGAAATAGGTAAGATAAATGATATAACAGTTGGTAAGTATGATGTGATTGTTTTATCAGGATCTACATTGCCATCTAATAGGTTTGCAAGGTTTGAGTACTACATGCAACTCTATCAAGCTGGTCTAATAGATCAGTTAGAAGTGTTAAAACAAACTGATGTTGCAGATATGGAAGGAGTACTAGAACGTGCAGGCCAAATGCAGAAAATGCAACAACAAATGCAAATGCAAGCTGAAGAAATTAAGAAACTACGTGGCGATCTGCAGACAGCACAGCGAGAGTCCTTACATGATAGAAAACGTGTAGAAGTAAAAGAATTTGAAAAGAAACTGGCAAAGGCAGAAGCTAAAGTTGAAATGGCATCACAACTTTATAAATCTCGTTTGGCAGATGAGCTAAAAATGGCTAAAGAGGATATACAGGAGTTTAACGAACCTAATCCTACTAGAGAAATGAACGAAGAGATGCTGATGTTGGATGAGTAATGGCAGGCACAATGAAAATAGAATGGGATAATCCCGATATTGAAAAACTAGATAATCATTTTTCTAAAATAAACAAATTGTATGGAGCAATGGATACTACAGAATTGCCTTTTATGCTCATACAGGATTTATACAATAAGTCAGGTAGAGACTTAAAAAGATCTATGAAAGCATTAGAAAGGATTAATAGTCAAATTGAAAAAGATCCAAATTTTGATAAGTTTGGTGGTGGAGACTATTTAACTAGATGGTATGAATTAACTGAAAGTCCTTTTGAAGAAGGACTACCTATGGATAATCAAATGATGCCAGAGGATTTTAGATAAGAATTGAAGAAAGCGGTTGCTGGAAATAACCAAATCGCAAAGGAAAAGTAATGGAGAATATCATAGAAACACGTAATGCTGATCAGGCACCACAAGAGGATGCAATGCTCAATGTAGAGCAAACTGCAATACCTAATGGGGAGATACCACTAGATGGTGGTGTGTCTGAGTCAATTACGGAAGAAAAACAAGAAGTCTCCCCAAGAGACGACTCAACTCGTTTTGAATATTGGCAATCACAAGCTGACAAAGCCAAGGGAGAGCTTAATGCACTACGTCAAGAGTTAGATTATTATCGTAACGGACAAGATGTGCAGAGTTCTGCCTCCAATGGACAACCTCAAGCATACCCTGAACAAGGATTGCAAGAGCCTTCATTGAAGGAGCCTACAGCACCTGAAAGACCACATTCATACAATGAGGTTGATGCTTATAATGATCCACAAAGTGAATCGTTTAAGTATCGAGTGGCTAAAGAAGCCTATAGAGATAAGTATTTGGATTTTCTAAAAGAAAAAGACCAAGTACGTGAACAGGAACTGCAAGCACAATACCAAGCTCAAATGCAACAACAACAGGCACAGATGGTACAGCAACAGGCTATGAGCCATGCTGTAAATAACTTCGGATGGGATCAGAATAAAGCTATGGAGTTTGTACGGTGGTCACAGAGTCCTGAAAATCTTACATTGGATAATTTAGCCAAGTTGTTTGAATTAAGGACAAACCCTAATCCAGTAGTAAAGCAAAGAACAGAAGAAATGCAGAATCAGGCAAATCGTTTGAATGTGCCTAAAACAACTGCAGTTCAAACTGGTCAGGCAGAACAGCCTAGGACAGAAGAACAACTTTTTAGTGATGCTTTATTGGGTAGGTAAGTCATAAAGTAAACTAGAATAATAGGAGTTACAAATGGCAGCTACAGAAAAGCTACTAAAAGCTTCTGGTGTACTTTATACGGATAGACGGAATTTTTACGTAGATCCGCAGGTCACTAAGGAGCTATGGACAGATGTTGCCCCTTTTACTACAATGATTAGTAATCAGGAACAGCGTGATGTACCAGACCCACTTTTTAAGATGTTTGAACATCGTAATCCTTGGGTAAAACAAGCCTTTACAATGGGCACTTGTGCTGATGGAAGTGGAGACAAAACCATACCAGATAATAATGTTGGTATAAAGTTTGACAGTTCTGCAAATCCTGCAACACCAGTTGCATCTTTTGAAGGTTTTGGAGATGCTAGTGCAATAGGTGATGAGCATATTGGACTAATTGTTGAAGTTCGTTCTTCAGCAGGTGTTAAAAGAGGTAAAGCTATAATTGGAAAATCAGGATCAGATTATATGATTAAAAGTCTTGGTGGATCAATTGAACTTACCACAGCAGATGTTCTTACAGTAATTGGTAATGCACATGGTGAAGGTGGTTCAGCACCTGAAGCATGGTCAGATGAGCTAAGTGTTGTATGGAACTCAACTCAGATATTTAAAACACCATTACAGGTAACTGGAACTTTAGAAGCTGCAGTTCTTAAAGGTGAATCATCTGAGTTAGCTAGACTACGTAGAATGAAAGCTCAAGAGCACAAAATGCAAAAGGAAAAAGCTTTCTTATTTGGTAAGAGAGTAGGTGGAGTAGGACTTGATCTTTATGGAGATGGTGCTAGTTCTGATTCTTTTGCTGATGGTGGTCGTACCGATGCTGATGGAAATCTAATTAGAACTACTTATGGTTTAATCTGTGCTTTAGAAGATTATGGTTCAAGTTCAGGAGATGATCAAAATATTTTTACCGTTGACTCAGACTATGCCTATGGCAATTTTGTTGATGATATGGAAAAAGTATTCCAGTACATTCCAGAATCAGGTGTTAAGCGTGCTTTTGTTGGTGCTGGTGCATTAGGATACTGGTCTAAAATGGCAGGTTCATCAGGATTATCTGGTAACTCAGGTTGGACAGTAAATCTTGGAGACATGGCACGTGATTCTCTTGGTTTTAACTACAGAGTACTTGAAACACCTCATGGTATGTTGCAGTTGATTCCAACTCCAGCATTACGTGGTGATTACAATAAGTATATGGCTGTAGTTTCTGATGAGAATCTATTCCATGCTATATATCGCCCATCTATGTATCAGACAAACATCAAGCAAGATAATGCTTTTGATGGTGTTAAGGATCAATACATGTCTGATGAAGGTGTTGGTATACAGCTAATTGAAAGTCATCACTTGTTTAAAATCACAGCGTAAGGAGGCTTATTATGGCTAGACCTTACTTAGGTGGTTCAAGTGCAGGAGTCAAATCACTAACAGCTAGTGCAACATTAAGTCCTGCTGATAGCGGAAAAGTAATTCTTTTTACCCCACCATCTGGTGCAGGTGCATTAAACATTACTTTACCTGCTTGTTCTGCAGGATCAGAGCTAACAATAATCCAAAAGTCAGCTTATGACACAGCAGCTTGTAAAATTACATCTGCTGAAGGTAATAACCTTGTTGGAGGTATTATGGCTCAAACTGGTACTGGTGATAACGCAGTTGGTACGGATGATTTTATTCAATTCGGATCAGCTAGCGTTGCTGGTGATTATGTTTCTTTAGTATCAGACGGATCTAAATGGTATGTTGTTGATAGTTGCTCTAAGGTAACTACAAATGGCTTAGCGTTTGGATAAAGTTAAACAAAACAAGTTGGGGGAGTGTAATGCTCCCCCTTCTTAACTAGGAAAAATTATGGGACTACAAAATTTTACAGTAAAAGAAAGTGTATCTCCTTACCACAAAGCAGTAGTAGCTACTACAAATGCACAAGACAAATGTAGGGCTATATACGTTAAAGTAGCAGGTGATTACACTTTAACAATTAATGGTACAGATATTGCCTTTAATGGTTTATTAAAAGGTCATATCTATCCATTAGCAATAACAAAGTCTAGTTCAGCAAACGTTATTCTTTTGTATTAATGGCAACATTCAAACAAAAGATGGAGCAATTGGTAGGAACAATAGATTCCTCTGTTGCTGATACAGACTTAAATGTATTTCTAACAAATACTGCTTATGAAGTATTAGAAATAATACCTGACAAGATAGCTATTAGGTATACTATAGATAACGAGCAAACAGATAATAGTGGATTTAATAGCACCGACAACAGAGTGTTGGGAGTTATAAGAAATGGATTTGAAGCACAAGAAGTATCTATTGGGTTGAGTACACAAATAGAAGATGCTGACTCTATACATTTTAGGAGCGTTAGAACTCCTGTGTATTACTATGATAATGGAACAATTGTAATTAAACCAGATCCTACAAATACTGAAAAAGCACAAATCAAAACTATAGCATATCCTACTGTAACGCATAGTGGAACAGCTATAACAGGGTTTCCAGACACAGCAGAATATGCAGTAGTGTTAGGTGCTTGTGTTAAGTATTTATATGATGTATTAAATACTGCAGTTAACATAGATGAAGACATTGAAATAACACAGGCTATTAAACTGCAAATAGATTCATTAATGCAGTTATATCAACAAGAATTAAAAAGGATTAGTGAGATAAAATGAAACAAAAGCAGTTACACGAACTAATTCAATCACACCATCCTGAAATGAAAGAAGGTGAAATAAGGCTACGCCTGAATAATGCATTAAAAGAGTTTTGTAGAAAAACAAGAATATTACAAGGTGCATTCAAGTTTACAACTGTATCTGGTCAAAGATATTATGGGTTAGATGAAAAAATTATAGAAATAACAAGTGTTGACTATGATGGTGAGTCTATAGAAAGACTATCAGGCAGACCTGACAAAAGAGATTTAACATGAAGATTTATTTTATTGAACGTGATGCAATTGCTATTGCAGAAACAAGTGATAGGGTAACATTTACGAGTGTTACTGAGGCAAAAGAAGTTACTTTATTTTGTGTAAAAGAAGATGAAGAGTTTGTATCTGACAATACATCTGCTAGTGGAATAGGCATGAACGAAGAACCAAATATAGCAGATGAGTTTCACGAAGCATTAGCATACAGAGTTATACAACAAGGTTACGAAAGAAAACCTGAAGAAATACAATTAGCAGCATACTTTAAACAACAGTTTAATGAAACAGTTAGAGAAGCTAAAAAGTCTGCTAATAAAAACTATGATGGAAGTGGTTATGCAATAAGAGGCTATGATTACTAATGAGTTATGTTTCTAGAAAACCAAAAACAAACAATAGTATTGGAGATTCTTTTTGGCAAAACGTTTCACAAGAATGGCGTTTTATTGATGCTATAACAAAGAATGGTCTTGATTTTAAAATAGATCAATATGCATTAACTCAGAAACTATTAAAATACTCAAAGCCTACTTACACAGTTCCATCTGATTATGTTGCTCCAGCAAGAAATGAAGTATCAATACCAACAACAACAATGACGAGTGTATAATGTCTAGTTTATATAATAAAAAAGTAAGAGAAACCTTTCCAGATTTATTAACTGTATTAGGCAGTTCTGTTGGAGAAGGATTAACCACATCTGCTAAAAGAATATTTGATGGAGATGGCACAGGTAGTGCATTATTGTTAAGCACAACTACACTTCAAGTAGATGGAACACTTAATTTAAAAGAGCAATCATCGGAACCAAGTAATCCTAGCGTTGGAGATTTGGCTTTTATAAATGATGATTTGTATATAGCCAAGCAATAGGAGATCATTATGGCAACATGGAAAAAAGTCATTACAGTAGATGATGACGCTAATTATAAAAATGAATCAATAACACTAGCACAACTAGATGCAGGATTAGATGGTGAATCTGGTTATGGTGCTAATAAAGTACTAAAAGTTAATAGCTCTGGTAATGCTATTGAATGGGCAGATGATAATGCTACTACAACTATAGGAGCATTAACAGATGTAAGTATATCTAGTGTAGCAGATAATGAAGTATTAGCATATGATAATAGCTCTAGTGAATTTATAAACCAGACTGCTGCTGAAGCAGGGTTACAAACTGCACTTACGTTTGGGGCCTCTAGTGGGAATGCAGTAAAAGTTGTTACTGGAATAGGTGCAGATATAGATGCGAATGATTTTGCTGTGTTTACACACGATGCAGGAAATGCTTCTGCAGGATTAAAAGGTCTTAGTGCACAAGAAGTTAGAACAGCTATTAGTGCTCATGCAAGTGGCGGTGGTTCAAGTCTTGATTTTCAAGCACAAAATTTAACAGTCTCTGGAGATTTAACAGTAACTGGCACTACAATAAGTACAGCTACAGAAAATATTAAAATAGAAGATTCTGTAATGACTGTTAATAGTGGTGTTGCAAGTGGTAACACTGCTGCAGATGGTGGTTTTATTGTTGAAAGAGGAACAGATGGAGATACAGCAGGTTTGGTTGGAACTAATGGTCACAATGTAGGTATAGGATTTGATGAGTCTGCAGGATACTTTAGGTTTAGTTCTGGTAGTTCTACTAGTGCATTTAATTTTGTAGCAGATATTCCCTCAGCAACAAATCATGCAACAAATACAGCACCATCTAATGACGATATAGGACCAATAGGTTCAATACACGTTGCTACAGATTCTGATTCTGTATATATCAGAGTTGATTAATGTCAAAGATAACAACTGTTAAAAACAATAAAGAATCGTTTACTGTTAAAGATACAGACTTTTTATTAAAGCTTATTATGAGGTCAACCTTTGACGGTGCTGATATAGACATAGCGTACAATGTTCTTAAAAAACTAACTGAACTACATAGGTCTAAACTTGAAAGTTGATTTATCAATAGATGATTTAAGCATTCTTAAACAAGCATTAGAAACCATGACAATACGAGGTAAGGATGCCATGTTTGTAGGAAAGTTATTAGAAAAGATTACAACTTGTTTTGATAAAGAGTTAGCCAAGGAATCTAAATAATGCCTAGTTGGAAAAAAGTAGCGTTAGCTGATGTAACTAATACATTTACTTCTGACCAAATAGTTGATGGTGGAACTACATCAAGATTAATTATAAATAGTTCTACCCACAATGCAAGTGTAGCTAATGAAGCAAGACTGCAACTTGGATTTGGTCATTCTGGTGCACCTGATGCTGTAGGCTATGTTAAACTAACCGAGAATGCTACCAATTCATTTGATGGTACAATAACTATAGGTGTACCATATAATAATGGTTCTGGTGGTAGTGCTACAAGAGATGCACTTACTATAAGACAAACAGGTGATGTTACTTTTTTTCAACACGCTAATTTTCCTGATAATGGTAAAGCTTTGTTTGGAGCATCAAACGATTTACAGATATACCATACTGGAACACATAGTTATATAAATGAAGGCGGTACTGGTAACCTAATTATTTATCAAGGTTCAAATACAGCAGTATTTAGTCCAACTGCAGTTACTATTAATCGTAATGCTACTTTTTCTGGAAATATAAATATAGGCGATGACAAAGCATTATCGCTTGGAGCAAGTGACAGTTCTCAAATATTTAATACTGGTTCACATTTATTTATAAGAAATAATACCTCTGACCAAGATATAATATTCCAAGTTAATGATGGTGGCTCTACTCAAACAGAGGTAATGAGAATAGATGCTTCTTCATCATCGGTTGGCATCGGAACAGATAATCCAAGAAAGATATTTCATAGCTACAGTGGTTCTGGCGTTAATATTGTAGGTTTGTTTGAAAGTTCAGATAATCAAGCATTAATTGCTTTTAGAGATAACACTACTGGTGATGATAACCATGTAATGATTGGAGCAAATGGAACATCATTTCAAGTATCAACTGATAATACAACTGCACTCACCATAGACTCCAGTCAACGCATTGGTATTGGAACGTCAAGTCCTTCTGATTACCATTCATTGGCAGATAATTTAGTTGTAGCAAGTTCAGGAGATACTGGAATTAGTATTGTATCTGGCACAAGCAGTGATGGTAGGATATTTTTTGCAGATGGCACAAGTGGTGGTGACGAGTCAAGAGGCCACATAAGATATAATCATGATGATAACAGTATGCACCTTGTTACTAATGATGCTGGTTCTGCACTCACCATAGACTCAAGCCAACGAGTTGGTATAGGTACAACAAGTCCTTCAAAAAAATTAGAAGTAGATGGCAGTTATAACTTAGGCTCAAATGCTTTTATTAATTACAATGCTACTTATCCATATACAATTAATGTAGAAAACACTGCAGGAGTTGGAAACTTAACATTTCAAGCAGGAACTGGGTCTACTGGTTTTAAATCTAAAATAGAATTACAAGGTGGCAATACAGCCACTGATGCATCTATTACACTTACTACCGCTGATAGTGCTAGAATGACTATTTTGAACAACGGTAAAGTTGGTATTGGTACAAATATTCCTGATACAAAATTGCAGATTAGAGGAGATTTTGATGGCTCAAGTGGGTTTCCTAATACAAATCCAAATAAGGGATTAAATATATCAAAACACACAGGAGTTCAATCAGATTATGGTCTTAACGATAAATTTGGAATAACATTTACATCTGCATCTAATTTAGATACAGATTACGCAATTGCTGGTATTTATGGTCAAGTTTCAGGTGTTTCTAGTTATGTCGGTGGTAATATAGTATTTGCAAGTAGATTAGAAACAGAAGCTACTCTTAGTGAAAAAATGATTATTACCAGTGATGGTAAGGTCGGCATAGGGACTACAAGTCCTTCAGAATTATTAGAAGTAAAACACGCCAGTAATACTAATAAAACAAGACTTAAAATTGTTGGTGGTACTAAAGGTTTTACACTTGGCAAGACTGGTCAAGCACAAAGCTATGCTCATTTAAGACCTATGAGCGATGGTCAAGTTATGGCAATGAGACTAATGCCACATACAAGTGACCAAGATACTTTTCTAGAACTATGGGGTCACGATTACGAAACAGATACAACTAATTTTGCTAGAGGTATGCTTATTTTAAAGCAGTCAGATGGAAATGCATTTCAAATAGTATCTGATAGTAATGGTTCTGAAAGTGTAGGCCCTATTGAATTTATTATAGAAAATGGTCAAGAGCCTTCTATGTCAGTTAAGGCTGATGGTACTGTAGCAATAAATAAGAATACTGATGGTGTTACTGGTGCATTGACAATATCCAATAATCAAGCTGCAGCATCAAGCAGTACCAACGAAGCAGTACAAATGTTATTTGGTTTGTCTGGTCAAGCTGATTCAGGAGTTATTAGAGTTGGCAAAGATGAAGATTATACTTCTGTTGGTGCAACTAGTTCTTTTATGTCTTTTTATACAAAAGCAGACGGAACTACTAGTGAAGTTATGCGATTTAAAAAACACATTGGGTTAGGAATAGGAACAACTAATCCATCTGAAAAATTACACGTTGTAGGCACTATAAAAGCTCAACATAGTTCAGATACTGCTGATTATGTTAAAATGCTTCACGATGGAACTGATGGTCATTTATTATCCAATAGAGGTCAATTAAGGCTTAGTAGTCAAAGTGGTATAGATGCTTTAAAAATTGATTCTTCTGGTAACGTTAGCCTTACAAACAATTTGTCATTGACAAATGGAAGTCCAGTAATGTACATGAGTGGTAGCTCAGGTGACCACATGAGGTTTGGATGGGCAGAAGGAGACCCTGATGTTGCTTATTGGAGATTCTATCAAAACTCTGGATTGACTGCATCTATTACTATGGATGCTATTACAGAAAACACTGCAGGTGGTAGAATAGAATTTAATAGCGGTGCATCAGAAGTAGCTATGGCATCTATAGGTACTTATGGTGTTTTTTTAGGGAGGGATGCAGTTGGTCAACAAACAACTACAGAACTTGGTGGATTTGGAGTTTTATCTTCAAATGGTCAAAGGTACGGTAATTACGGTTGGCTAACATTTAATGCACCTACAACTAACTTTACAGCCAGTTCAAGAGGTTGGGCATTAACTAATGGTTATAAAGCACATAGTTTCGCAATATTAAAATCTAGTACTGCAAGTACCGAGCCTAGCTTGACTACTAACGGTGAGGTAGATAGTGGCACTACTGCACCTTTAGTTATTAATAATGCTGGAAACATTGGCATAGGAACAGGTGCACCAGATTCAAGTCATATGTTGACTATTAAGACATCTTTAACTGGTGGAGACTGGATTTTAGGTCAGCAATCAGATGGCGGTCAAGGTTTTAGAATTTTAGCCGATAGTGGCGATGATGCTGTTTTTGAATTAGGCAGTGCATCTACAAGTGATATGGTTGTATTACGAGCAGATGGAGACAGTCATTTTATGGGTGGAAATGTTGCTATAGGTACAAAAAGTCCTGATTCTCAATTTCATCTTCATGGTTCAACTGGTATAAGATTAACAGATAGTAATCAAAATGCTAACGAATATGCAGAAATAAAATACGATAATGCAGGGAATACAAATTTATATATAAACAATGATTGGACTAATTCAAATGCATTAATCAACTTTCAGTTAGCAGGTTCAACAAAAATGGTAGTTAGGGGTGACGGGAATATTGGAGTTGGAACAACAAGTCCTGCACACCTTCTACATGTAGAAGGTGCATATAGCAGTGCTTGGTTAGCAAAGTTTAAAAATACAGGAGCTACGAATGCTTATGGATTGCAAATAGATACAACTGCTAATACAACTGCAGGTGAGTTTTCTCTTGGAGTTTATACAGGTACAGGCACTGGAATGTTTGTAACTAGCGATGGTAAGGTCGGTATTGGTACAACAAGTCCTTCATATAAACTAGATATTACTGGCCCTGCTACAGAAAATGGTTCTACACTTAGACTTAATGATGTAGTAGCAAGTAAAAACTCAAAGCACTTATTAATACAAAGGTCTAGTTCTACTGCTAGTATAGGGATAGCAGGTTCTCAACCTAATGACCCACTATGGATTTCAAGAAGTGGTGGTTATGATTTAATGGTTGCAAGTGGAGGGAATGTTGGTATAGGGACAACTCAGCCTGATAAAACACTTCATGTTTCTAGTTCTGATAATGTGCTTACTACAATAGAAAGTACAACTACTCACGCTACTGTTAGATTAATTGACCCAGATACAAGCAATGAGGCTACGCTAACTAGGGTAGGAGACAATCTGGAAATAGTAAAAGATGGTGGTAATGTTAGTATTGGTAAAGACAATCCTACACAAGCACTTGATGTACAGGGTAGCATTATATCTAGTGGTGTACTTCTTGCACCAACCTATGCAACATTTATTCACAGTTTTACAGATGACATGGGAACATCAGGACATTTTATACCTTGGAATAGTAGTGCTGAAACAACAGGAAATGATTTTAGTTCTACCTCATTTGTTGTGCCAATGAATATGACATTAGTGAAATTATATGTAAGAATTGAAACTATTTCAAACCTTGGCTCTCATACTCTTACTGCTACTTTAATTAGTAAACCAGATGGTAGCATTACAAACACTACAGTGGCAAGTGCTAGTAAATCAGTTAACGCTGCTAGTAGTGGCAGAAATCAAATATTTACAGAGGCAAATTTTAGTAACCCACCTAATTTAACAAAAGGGCAAATGGGTTCAATAAAACTCAAATTCGGTAGTGATATAGGTGGAAGCACTGACTTTTTTATTACTAGCGTATGGGAAATGGATAACAATACAATATAGGAGTAAAACCATGAAAGGTTATGCACAAAAAAAGAAAGACAAAAAGTGGTCTGTTGGAAAAACCAAAGAAGTGGTTTCTCCTGCAGTATCAGAAGTAAAAGACGAAAAGGGCGTTGTAGTTCGTGAAGCGAAAGCTGAAGAATCTAGAGAGCTCATTCAATTAAGTAAGAAACGCTATGACCCAGAAACAGGTAAAGCACTTGAAGATTATAAAGAAGTAGTATCTGAAGGTGTTTGTGATAATGCTGTTGCTGACATAGATAATCAGATTGCTGAATTAACTGCACAAAAAGAAGGTTGGGAAGCCTTGAAAGCAGATATTAAAGCACTTAAATAAAAGGATAACATAATGCCAGATAAAAAAGAAAAAGAAAGTCAGGTAGTTGTCATTAACGATGTGGAATACAAAGTAGATGACCTAACGGAACCTCAAGTAATGTTAGTAAACCATGTATGGGATTTAGATAGAAAACTTGCAAGTAGCAAGTTTAATCTTGACCAATTGCAAGGTGGTCGTGAACATTTTATGAAAAAGTTAGAAGCGGAGTTAGAGAATGGCAAGAGTGATGATGCTGTTGAATCTAGCTAACATTAGTTGTAGTGGTGGTTGGTCAGTGGGTGGGTATGAACTCACCCCTGCCGACACAAGTAATCCTAGTGTATTTATAGAAATAATGGATAAAGATTCAGTAATTCATTATTATCATGGAAATTTATATGAATCATCTAATTGGTGTTGGTTACATCAAAAATTTGAAATAGTAAAAAGAGTAGATGAGTGAAAAACCAAATACCGCCAGAAGCTATCGCACTACCATTCTTGATGATAATGCCATTGTTTCTATTAATCTTAAATGGCTTGCCCAAGGTCTCGTTTTGGTTGCAGCTTTGGTATATGGTTATTTACAGATTGAAGGTAGGATTAAGACATTGGAAAATAAACTGGTGGAAGCTGATAGCACGATTAGGAGTTTACTTGATAAACACAGCATCGAAGAAGAACGAAAACGGGCCGAATTGGAAAGTAAGCTTTCATTCTATGAAAAGGAATTGAATCTTAACCCTTTTAGTTGGGGTAAAAAGAAACGGAAATAATTATGGATTTTATGGCAGTATATGGTGAAGCAGGAATGATAGGCGTAGTAGGCGTTATGTTCGTTTATTTAGTTATGTCTTTAAGTAAAAAGTCTGAAGCTCAACAAGAAGCTTTAGAAAATCTTAAAGTAGAAAACAAAGGTCAATCTGAAACTCTTGAAAATATGGAAGGTATGGTTATTAAATTAATTGCAAGATGGAACCAGTCTGACGACAAACTCGATAGGAAGTTTGACGGACTTACTAAAGAAATAAATGATTTAGATAATCAAGTGTCTAGAATAGAAGGCTCACTTAGTAGAATAAATGGAAAACATTAATGGCACACGATAAAGATATATTGGCAATGATGGTAAAGTTTAACGAAAGGCAACGAACCATATTTAATACTTTACATAGAATTGAAAAGCATTTAGAAAAGTTAAATGGAAAGGTAGCTAACCACGAAACTTCTATAGCCAAGTTACAAACAGTTGGTGCAGTAGCTGTAGTTAGTATACCAATAATCGTAAACGTAATAATGAGGATAGTGTAATGTTAGCAAAGTTAATAGCAGATGATCTGTTGTCAGATGAAAATGGTGCAGAGGTTATTGCTGAAATAAATAAAGCAGTAGATATACCCATCATATCAGAAAAAACAGAACAAAAAATATTAGAAGCACTTTGGAAAGTAATTAAAGGTGTTCTTCTAAAAAAGATTGGTGTCTAATGCCTGCCAAAAGAAAATCTACTAAAAGGTCTTATAAGACTCCTGCATGGCAAAGAAAAGCAGGTAAGAATCCTAAAGGTGGATTAAATGCTAAAGGTAGAGCATCTGCTAAGAGGCAAGGTAGTAATTTAAAACCACCTCTTAGCAAAGGCACTAGTCCAAGAAGAGTAAGTTTTGCTGCAAGGTTTGCAGGAATGAAAGGCCCTATGAAAGACTCAAAGGGTAGACCTACAAGAAAAGCATTAGCTTTAAAAAAGTGGGGATTTAGTTCTGTTGCTGCAGCAAGAGCATTTGCAAATAGACATAAAAAGAAAAAAAAGTAGGAATACTATGCCAAGAAAAAAGAAAAAGAAAGGCTTGTATGCAAACATACATGCAAAACGTAAACGAATCAAAGCTGGTAGTGGTGAAAAAATGAGAAAACCCGGATCTAAGGGTGCACCAACTGCAGCAAATTTTAAACGAGCTGCTAAAACAGCTAAGAAAAGAAAGCCAAGGAAAAGGAGATAATTATGCCTTACGGAAAAGGAACATATGGTTCTAAAAAAGGTAGACCACCAAAGAAAAAGAAACCGGCTAAAAAGAAAGGTAAGTCAATGCTTACTAAAAAGCAAAAGACATTGCCTAAAAAACTTCAACGTATGATTGTTAAATCAAAAAAGAAGAAGAAATAATAATGCCTAGGTTTGGAAGAAGAAGTAAACAAAGATTGCAAGGTGTTGATGCTAGACTTGTTAATGTTCTTAATGAAGTTGTTAAATACTTTGACATTACTGTAATAGAAGGTCTTAGGAGTCAGGAAAGACAAAATGAACTGGTTGCTAAAGGTCTAAGTAAAACAAAGTATGGTAAGCATGTACAAGGCAAAGCAGTTGATATTTCGCCATATCCGATAGATTGGGATGCTAGGGATGACTTCCATTACCTTGGTGGTTTTGTGCTTGCTACAGCAGCTTCTATGGGCATTAAGATACGTTGGGGTGGAGATTGGAACGCTAGTTCTTTGTATAAAGGTAAACGTACAACAAAAGATAATAAGTTTGACGATCTTGTACATTTTGAATTGTTGGATTAAATGAAAAGAGCAATAGTTATACCAGATCAACATTTTCCTATACATGACGAAGATGCAGTCAATGTAACTCTTCAAGCTATAGAATACATAAAACCAGAAATATTTATTAATCTTGGTGACGTAGGAGAATGGAATAGTGTATCTGCATGGAGATTTAAAGGTAAGCGGTTACCTAATCTTGAACATCAGCTTATAGATGTAGATAAAGAAATTGAAGCTGTTAATGCTGGTATAGATATGTTTGACAAATCCTTAGATAAAATAAAGTGTGAGGAGCGATACATTCTTGCAGGAAACCATGATGAATGGCTAGATCATTTTGTTGATAAACATCCATACTTAAAAGGTTACAGATTTAGAGATGCATGTAAATGGAAAGAACGTGGTTATAAATATTATGCATATAATAAACCTTTAAAGTTGGGTAAAGTAAACTTTATACATGGAGCTTACGCTACAACATACCATGCTAAAAAACATCTAGAAGCTTATGGATCAAACATAGTCTATGGACACACTCACGATATTCAGAGACATAGTTTGACTAAATTAGATTCTGGTACAATTGCAGCATGGTCTATGGGTTGTTTAAAAGATATGTCACCGGGTAAAAACAAATGGTTAAAAGGTAGATTGCATAACTGGAATCATTGTTTTGGTATTGTAACATTCTTTGATAGACCAAAAGGTAACTTTCAGATAGAACAGATAGAAATTGTAAAAGGTCAATGTACGCTATGGGGAGAACAGTTTAATGCCTAAACGAATTTTACAATTAAATGATTTTAGTGGCGGTCTTAATGTGGAAAGAGATATAGCTGATATTGCAAACAATGAAGTAGGTGTAGCTGAAAATGTTATGTTCAATATCTATGGAGGTGTGCAACCATCTTACAGTATGAATCAAACTGCTAATAAGGTTACTGCATATCAAAGCTCAAATATACAAACAGTAGAACCCGGATATGGTCTTGGTTACTTTGAAACAGATAGAGTTAGAGATGCTCAAACTATTGCAGTAACAACTAACATACAAGGTGTAGTAAACATTACAGATGGTTCTGTAACTGGAACTCCTAATGGTTTTGTTGGATTAAAGCATAATACAGGTGGAGAGTATAAAGAGTTAATGCATTATGCTAGTGGTTCACAAGTAAATCTAACAACCAGTTTTTCAATAGGAACTATTATAAAAATAGTAGGTGTTAGTTTTACTGGTGCTGTTATGACACAACAAGGACAAGGTTTGTATACTGTTGTAGAACACAATGGTAATAATTTAATATTAAATAGAAAAATAAGAATAACCCCCGGAGAACCTCCTAATAATAATAACCAAACATTTTGGGGAGCTACTATTACAGGTCACAAAATGGGTGACAACTTAATATTCTTAGCACATCCTTCTGTACATAAAGTAGATGTGTTTTCTACAGATGCTAGTGCTTGGCAAACTAATGCGATAACATTAAGAAATAGTGCTAGTGGTACTAATTCTAAAATGTTATTTATAAAAGGTGGAGACAATATACGTTCTATAGACACTGCAGATAAAAATGACAGCACTATTCAATGGTATGGTTTTATACAAAAAGAACATTTTAGAGATTTATCTAATACAAAAACATCTGATACTCAATCAATTACAGGGTATTTTGCAAGAAATAATAAATTAAGTAGACCAACAGAAACTACTCTTAGTTCTGCTATAGCTGCTAATACTAATGCTATAGGTAATAACACTAGTTATCCATCAGCAGATGCAGGTTTTAGACTAAAGGTAACTACTGTACAACAAGATGGAGCTATACCTAAAGGAACTAAAGTAGACCCAGATGGAAGTAGTGATACATATGAGTATGAATTTGCATCATCATTTATATATGATGGTAATCAAGAATCATTACTAACAAAATATTCTACTACACATAATACAGGAGATAATGATTTAAAACAATTAGCAATAAACATTACTGTTAAAGCACCTTTTACTGAAGGAAGAAGAGTAACAGGTGGTAGGATATATGCAAGACCTGTAGATAGTGATGATGAATTTATTATGGTATTAGACATACATTTAACTAAAGGGTGTAGAACAAAATTATCTGATGATTATACTAAATGGCATGATGCAGGAAGCAATCAATACAATTGTCCTACTGCTACAGGGTCAGGTGACTTTATAATATCTGAGTTTGGTTTACTTACGTATGAAGTGTTAAATGGTTTTTCATCAAGTATATATAGTAATTATATAGGCGAAGCAGGTGAACATTTTAAAGATGCAGTTGTTGCAAACAACAGAGTTTTTGTATGCAATGTAACTATGGCAGATGAAGATACAGGTATAGACAAAGCAAACTCTTTTGATAATTCAATATTAAAGTCTTTTCCTGATAGGATTATGTATTCGATGCCTAATCGTTTTGATACGTTTCCGTATCATAATTTTATAGAAGCTGCTAAAGCAGATGCAGATGTGTACGTAGCGTTAGAAGCATATGCAGATAGGTTGTTAGCATATAAAAATAAAAGTTTAGATATAATTAATATATCAGGAGATGATCGTAATTGGTTTCTAGAAGACAGTAAACAGTATCAAGGTGTATTGCATCCAGAGGCTGTAAAGAAAACACAATATGGAGTTATATGGGTAAACAAGCAAGGACTTCATATGTACAATGGTCAAACAATAGTTAATCTAAAAGATAACAAAATAAGTGACACTGTATGGGAAGCTCATGTAACAAACCTTTCTAGTATTATATATGATGAACAAGAGTCTATGGCATTTGTTATAAAGAACATGAGCAATAATGGCGATGCTTATATGGTTGATTTACGTAAAGGCAACTTTACTTTAATTAAAAACTTTGTAAATGTTGCTAATGATGGAGTAACAAACTCTGTAGATACAGATAGTAATAACACACTTCTTGCTGCAGATACTGGAAACAATGTAGATGTTTATCAGTTTAATAGACAGGTAGTTGCAGCAGTTAGCAAACTAACAACAAAGGCATTTGATTTTGGTAGTGTGCATCAAGTTAAAAAAGTATATGCAATACATGTTACTTACAAATCAGATCAGGTATTAACAGGTAAGTTTTCTCTATTAGAAGAAGATGGTACTAGTACACCTTTAAGTGGTACAGTTGCATCTGCTACAAGCAATTGGGCAAAAGTAAAACTTACTCCGTCAGCACCAGTTGTATGTAATAAACTATCAGTAAAATTAGATAGTACATCAACAAGTGCTAAAGTGTATATTAATGATATTGGAATAGAGTACAGAATCATTCATAAGAAAGGTTCATAATGGATAGAGTATCAAGATTTATTAACAATAAAAAACAAGATAAGATACGTGTAGTAAACTCACAACCATCTATACAGTCTATGAGAGAAGGTGAAGAAGTATTGTTCTTTACTAAAGATGGAAAGCTTTCTAGGTATAGAAAAGAACGTGGTCAGCTATGGCGATCAGATATGGTTAAAGCAGGATAAGAGGTAGTTATGTCAATAGAAAATTTATTTTTAACACAACAAATGAGAGAAACTCAAAGAAATCTTGAGAATCGTTTAGAAGAAGAAGAAGCTAGACAAAGAAAAGGTGGTCTTTTCAGTTCTGTTGGAAGTGGTTTAGGCGGATTTTTAGGAGGCATTGGTGGAACAATGTTAGGTGCAGCACTAGCTCCTATAACTGGTGGTTTAAGCTTAGCTGCTACTGCTGGTTTAACAGGGCTAGGTGCTACAGCAGGGTCACTTGCAGGTTCTAGAGTAGGATTAGAATTAGGAGATGGCAAGCGATCTGATGCTGTTGATTTAGGAATGAATAGAAGTGCTGTAACAGGTGAAGAAAGAGAATTTGGTCAAGACATAAAAGATAGATACAGAAGAGGAATAAATGATTTTCAAGACTCTCTAAATAATAGAATACTATCAAGTGCTTTACAAACAGGTATTAAAGCAGCAGCATTTGCTTATGGTGGTGGAGCGTTAAATAAACCTACAATGGCAGAAGGCACTGTTGTAGATGCATCAGGTAATGTAGTGGATATTCCTAAAGCTAATATAGCTGGTGCACAAGCATATCAACCTGCAAGTATGGGTGGTTCAGCAAGGATTAATGCTAGTCAATTGCCTGCACCTAGTGTAGCTCCTAGAGTTAATCCTTCACTTACTACTACCACTGCTCCTGCAATAACTACAGCAAAACCACAACCAACTAATTTATTTGATCAGGCTATGATATCTCAACCTGATTTACCTGCAATGTCTAATCCTACTGTAGGTCAAGTTTTTGATAACTTTTCTAGACAAGCAGAATTAGCTCAGTTTCCTAATTCGTTTACTGGGCCTTTAGCTAATAACATGATACCTAATCAAAACAATCAACTTTTTCAATATATAACAGATTTTAGAGGGAGACCCTAATGGCACATTCACCATATCATTTTGACTGGAACGTTACACCGTCAGGTTTAGAACCACCTGTTAGCACAGAATCACCTGAACAATTTTTAGAAGAGTTTTCTAATATTACTGTAGATGGATTAAGAGACGAAGATCGAATATTTTTACCAAATATGGGTCAGATGAAACAAAACATAGCTATGTCTAGATTTGGATTAGGAAATGCTATGGCTGCACAAAAATTAGCTGGCACAAATAACCTTATAAATATGACTGCTGGAATTGGTGTTAATAGTATGGGGGAAGGTTTTGGTAGAAGACAGTCAGCTTTAACACAGGGGTTTAGAGACTTTAATCAACAACAACAAGCACAGCTTCAACAAAATATAGCAAGTTTTAGATCAGATGTTTTAGGTGAACAATTTCGTACTCAAGATGCATTAACTACAGCTTTAGGCAACTTAATACAAAGCGGTGAAAATGATGATTTAACCGTTACACCTTCTGGGCCACCTCTTCCTTCCTTTACTACAGTTCCTACAGATTATCAAGGAGATTCAATTCTTGTAAATGGAACTAGATTACTTTGGACAGGATCAGGGTATGCTCTTGCTAATATGCCAAACGTAAATAGACCGATTTATTCGGGTACTGGTGGTTAAACAATAAAATTAAATAGGAGTTAATTATGGCAGTAGATCCAGCATTAGTAGGCTTTGATGTAGTAAATACATTACAAGATACATTACTTAATTATGTAATGGCTAATAGAAGAATGCAACAACAAGACAGACAGTTCAGAACTCAAATGGATTTTCAACGAGATCAATTAAAAGATAGTAGAGAAAGATTTGATATTACTACTGCTTTTAGAACTAGAGCAGAACAAGATGCTTTAAATGCTCGTAAAGCTGATAAGGCTTTTGCATCTAGTTTATTAAGAGAAAAACAAAGTAAAGAAGAGTTTGCTGATTATCAAAGAAAAATGAAAGAATATGCAAATATTAGAGAAGAAGGAGATTTTAATCCTTTTAAAAATGAAGAAGATTATATGGAAGAATTTAGGGAAATAACTCCTGAGTTTCCTGTTTATAGAGCAAATAAACTTCCTTCTTTTTATAGTGGTTTACCTAGCTTTGGCTTAGACTATTTATTACGCAGTGAAACTAATCCTGAGCAAATACTTTTTAATGCTCAGATGCAAAACTTAATACAAAAAGGACAATAAAATGGATCCAATGTTAGTACTACAATTAATAGATAATTATAATAGAAACCCTCAAAGATACACAGATGAAGAAGCAGAGTTTATAGCTATGCTATCTAAACAAATGGGTGCAAGTTTTAAAAGAGAAGATAAATCTATTCGCAAAGGTTTGTTTGATCTTGTTGATACTGCTGTATTAGGTGCTATACCTAATACTTTAAGACCACGTTCTAGGGGTGAATCTGTTTATGGTGAAACAGGTATGGAAAAGTTTACTAGTGGTGCAGGTTCTTTACTTGGGTTAGCAGGTGGCTTAATAGGTGGATATGGTGCAGCAAGAGGAATTATAGGTTCTGGTGTACCACAACGTGCAGGTAGAGGTATCATCAATTATGGAAGAAATACTATGGGTAGAATGAATCCATTTTTAGGCATAGGTAATGTAGGTACTATTATAGGATAATGGCATCTCCTTATGAATCTTATAAAGTACGTGAGTTAGTAACAGCGTACCGATCAGATCCTACTATGTTTACAGATGATCAATTAGATCAACTGGAAGCATTAGCTTACGATAATGGAATAAACTTTAAACGTATTAATAGTGAGTTTAATCTAAATAGAGCTGTAAGACAGGCACAAGCAGGTTTTATAGAAGGGTTTAGTACCTTTGATTTAATACCTGAATCTCCTAGAAACACAGGAGAAGCTATCTTTAGACAGTTAGGACACCTTGCAGGATTTGCACCTGGTATATTAAAAGCTCCTGTAATGGGTCTATCTAAAATAGCACAAAGAGTAACTGGAAAGAAAACACGTAACCAGTTTACTGAATCTGTCTTAGAAGGTATTGGTGTTTTAGATAGATATGCTGCACCTATGATAGCTAGTAGAGGAGCTAAGACTGCATTTAATGCTACAATAGATAAGGTGGGTGGAAGAACGTTAGAGTTTATGAAAAGAGGTTCTTCTGGTAGAGCTATTGCAGAAGAAGCTATTGGTTTAGGTACTGCAAGTGCCTTAAGCAACATTTGGAAAGGTGAAGATGCTATTATAGATGGGTTTATTGGTGGAGCAATAGCAGGTGGAGCGTTTGGCACTATAGGTAATTTTGCATCTATAGGTAATCGGTTAAGTGCTGGTAGAACACCCCAACAAATAGAAAGTGCTAATCAAGCATTACGTGGATTATTGGGTAGTGCCTTTCAAGGACTACCTTCTACATTAAGAAATGAACCTACAGAAATGCAGATATATAATTATTTGTTAGGTGGATTTTTTGGTTACAATGCTAGACCAGCAAAAGATATAGAAGCATCAAAGTGGTTATCTAAGAATAGAGACCCATCAGAAAGTTTTACTCCAGAAAGATCAAGTGATTGGAATACTATTAATAAAGAAGCTAGAGACTATATTACCTATGAGCACCCTATGGGATTCCAAAGATCTAATAATGAAGCAGGTGGTAGCTCTGGAATAGCTCTTGGTTATTTAAAAAATCAGAATCCTAATCGTAATTATAGACAAGATGCTGAAACTCATTTTAAAAGGAATAATATAAATTATACTGAAAAAGACATTAATGACTTTTACAGAAACAAAGCAACTGAAGTATATCAAGCTAATGTAGAACGAGTACAAGATTCTATAGTGCTTTCTAAAAGCATACCCAATCAAGAAATGGTAGACATGATGGATCCTGCTATCAAGCCTATTGTAGATTTAAACAACATTTCTAGAAACATTTTAAAGGCTAACAAAGACTACAAAACAAACTTAGAAGTTGGCGATATAATTGTAAAGACTGGTCAGTCTATAAATAAAGACGTTAATCAATTTATTAGTCAAATAAAGCAAAACTTTACTATAAATAAAAATATCGAAAAGAAACTAAAGAATTGGTATCATGAGTCTAGTAAAGTATTTCAACCAATGCCTTTAATGACTATTGATGGTAATAATATATCTGTAAAAGAAATAACTAAAGAAAGAATTAATAATGTAAGTATAGGTGAAAAAACTCCTGAACTTTTGCCAATACAAATAATACATCCTAAAGGTAATATTCAAATGATAACTCATGTTATCAAGGATAACATACCTGTTAAAATATTTAAACAGTCTAAAAATCCTGTTGAGCAAATAGAGTATGCATTGAATAAAAAAGATTTAGGATTAATTAATTCTAAACTAGGTGAATTAGACTCGTATATATTTAGTGGAAATAAAGATAAGTTAACTGCAGTAAAAGCAAATTTTAGAGATGGTAATTACACTATAAATGAAGTATTGGATGTATTAAGTAGAGGTAACGTAAGTAGATCAGAACTTCAAAATAAGTATGATAACTATGTTGCAAGAGAAAAAGAAATATTTGGTGACACACCTGCTACAGTAGAGTTAGCTCCAAGAAAGTTTATATCTAATATAATATATAGATTAGAACAGTCTAATTTACCATTTGAACAAGCATATAGGTTAATTGAGAAAGATAGTCCTTATGCTATTGATCCTGTAAACTTTAATAAACGTATACAATTATTATTGTCCAGAATGGAACCAATGCATATATCTAGTTTTAAAGATGTACCTTTTAGTAATGAAGGTAAGGTTCAAAGAATATTAATTGTAAAAGATCCAGAAGTACCTTTTGAAGGTGGTTCTACTATAAATAAAACTGACGGATCTCAAATGGTGTTGCCAGAAGTTTTAAAAGCAGAAGCAGAATTTATAGGATTAGATCCTAAAGTAACAGGTTCTAATAAGCCTGTTATTGTATTTAGAACAGAAAATGGTTTACTGGCAACTAAATCCAATGGTCAAGAAATGTTACCTGCTATGGAAAAGTTTGCTAGAGATAATAATATACATAGAATCTTTTTTGAGTCTTCTGTGAAACTTATGGACAACAATCGTCAGTTTATTACTGATTTAAAATACGATCCTAAAAAAGGAAGTTATTCAGCAGATAATATAAGAACTATTGAGGTTCCTACAGAGGCTGTACAAATAAGTAGAAGCACCTATGAAAACTTACCTAAAGATGTAAATGGTACAACTATAGCGTTACAAGCATATAATAATATGAATCTTGTACAAGGAGATAGAACGTTTTCAAAGCTATGGTTTGAACAGGTTATTGAACCTTCATTAAAAGGAACTACAGGTGCTAATGAATTAACATCTATTAAAGATTCTAAAGAGTTTATAAAAAAGTATGATGAACTAAATATGAACATAGAACATATGCCATATGAGTTCATGAAGCAAAAGCTATTAAAACAAAGACCAGATGATATATCCATATTTTTAGCAGATAGAATAATGAAGGCTGAACGTGAAGGACAGCTTAATGATCCAATGTCTGAACGTATTGAATACGATAACGATAGTAATTTTAAAGATTTACATATACAAAATAATGAAATAGCAAAAGCTGTAGCTAATACATATATAGCTAGAAATACATTGTCATTTGCTAACACAAACTATCATAATACATTACGTAAGTATTTTACTAGAAGAATTACTAATCCATTTATAGAAACAGGAATGAAAAGCTGGTTTAAAGGATTTATTGAACCAGAAGCTACACAATATATAGAGTTTGATCCGTTTAAAAGAGGTAATAGAACCATAGAAGAAGGAGAAGTATATCTTGACACAACTGTTAAACAAATGCCTGTGGTATTTGGGAACAAGAAATACAGTCTTGGCGAACTTTGGAACAAATATACTAGGGAATACTCCGATGGACTTTCCAAAGAAGTTCTTAAGCAGTATGATGATGCATTTACTTTCCTTGTTATACGTACACCTGCTGATTCAGTTAGTGGTGTGCGTGCATTACGTTTTCGTGGATGGACAGGACAAAAAGGAGCTGGATCACTTATACATCCCAAAGACAAAGAAATGCTTGGAGGAGGAGATAATGATTCAGATAGTATGAAGATATTTCAAGGATTTAAACCTGATCTATTAGAATACTATAAAAAGAACAAAGATGAACGTGCTAGATGGAGTACAGACAAACCTTATGTAGATAGATTAAATGAATTAGTACGTAATAAAAATATATCCAAAGAACTAGGAGAAGAACTATTAGATCCTTTTTATTTAATGTCTAGTGCACATAGAGTACATGCAGGGAGATATTCAAGCACTGGTAAAGATGGTTTAGGACTGGGATTAGCTAACGCTAATTATATGTTAAACTACTATGATTACATTAATTCTATTGGTGGTACATATAAATATCAGGGATTAGTTGTTAAGACTAAAGACAAATTTTCTCATAGATTTGCTTTAGATTTAAAAACTATGATTGTTAACAAGTCAGCAGATGCTAGTAAAGATCCTACTAAATCTGATTATACTAAAGATCCTGATTTATTATTTGATGCTTTGTTTGAAGTGTCTTATAAAGGTAAACCATTAAATAGTGTAAAACTAAAAGGTCAAAACCCTAATCAAAATCCATATACAAAATTTAATATGCTTATTAGTGGTAGCAATTTAGATGCAATAAAAAAGTCTATAAGACTAACTAAGCCTAATATTACAACATATGAAACTGGCGAACCTGCTGCGATAGATATATTTCAGTACAAAAGAAATCTAAATGAAGTTAAGCAGCAAATGGATTCTATTAAAAAGGGTCAGGTTAATTTAGATATATATAGAAAACTGCAAGAGTCATTTGGTGACTCAATAGAGTTTGGTGGTATTAATAAAGTTCAACAAGCATTATACAGAAAGTCTAGAGACAACTATATAAATAATCTTAGACAACAATATGAAGAGTTTCCTAAACAGTTTTTGGTAAAAAGTAATACATCTAAGTATTTAGAAAAACACTTTGATATACTGGCTAAAGAGTTGTCGTTTGAAACAACTAGTAACCATCAAAAGAATATGGCTACTGATCCTAATAAAGCATTGGATATTTTTGGTAAAGACATAGGACAGTATGCAACTATTGAGCTATTAACAAAACAGTTTGGTGATATACAAAAGGCATTTTTAAATAAAGGTAAGAAAGTAAACTTAGTAGATGATGTTTATCCTAAGTTAAAAGAAGAAGCATTTGCTATAAAGGATACATTAAAAGTAAGAGACAATAAAGTAAGTAATGATTTAGATGGTCGTATAATGAATACAAGAACAAAGTTATCTAATATAGAAAAGTCTAATGGATTACAAGAAGGGTTACTTCAGGATTATTTTTCTTATTGGTTGTTAAGTCCTATACAAAGAAATCCTTCTCCAACTAAAGTTGCTAGAACTGGTTATAGTAAAGATATACATGCTTCTAGAGCAATACCTATACAGGTAAAGAGAAACTTTTATAAAAAATTAGATGAGATATACTTTGATGTATTAGGTGATAAACCACCGATAACAATAAAGTCTAAGAAGTTTAAAGACAGTGAGCTGTCAAATAATGTAGAAATAAATGAAGTATTAGATACTTCAGTAAATACAGGTGTATTAAAAGGATTAGCACTTACTAAAAAAGATTTAGCAGAAGTAAATGAGTTTAGTAAGTATATAAAAGATCATCCAATATCTAAAGAAAACTTTAATGATTGGTTTACGCAAATGACGAGTCCTATTTTAGAAAGTAGAATCTTAGAAGGGCCTACTAGAGATGCTACAACTATTACATTGAAAGATGTTAAAGCATTAAACAATTATTTTAGGGAGTTACAGACTAAGAAGGGTTTGGGTGTAGGTCTTATTGATTATTACAGTTCTCCGATTACTACTAGTAGAAAACTAGAAGCTATGAATTTTCAAACTAAAGCCTTTAACATTAAGCAAAAGGTGTTAACAAAAGATGGATTAAAAGAAAAAAATGTACAGTATGTACTTAGTCCTATACTGTCTATAGCAAACTATATAAGAATGTCTGAAGCTGGTATTAATAAATACGAAGGTCGTAGAAAAGACATGCGTTTTAATCTTGAGAAAGAGTTAAATGAATTAGATACCAAGAAAGAAAAAATCTATATGGACAATATTATAGAGTTTAGAGAAGGCAGAAAAACGTTAGATCAATTAGATAAATCTATTAATAAAGAAAAGTTTATTAAGCTTAATGAAGCTGTAACTGAGTTTAATAAAAACATGTGGGAATTTTGGGTTCCTACAAAAAATGCTGCAGGAAAAGAATATAATTGGAACACTATAGATGTAAATAATAATTATGGTGTGGTTAATAAATATATCAGGTATGATAAAAATGGCAGATTTAATCTAGAAAAATTTGAACAAGAAGTCATTATGGCTAAAAACCAAAGTGACAATATTATAAGACAAATAGGTATTGATGGTATTATGCGATATAGGTATGAATATCTATTAGAAAAGTCTATTGCTGGAAGCAAAAACAAAAAAGAAGCTAGAGAATTAGCTAGAAAGGAAAGTCCATTCTATCCTAGACGTAAACGTGATTATAATACGTATATTCATCATAGCATACGTAATGTTCCAAAAAATATAAGAATAGAACAAGTAGAATGGATTAATAGAAATGCAGGTAAAATACCTAATAGAGTTCTAAGAGAACTAACTATGGATAATGAGTTTTTTGAAATGAACGATAGAATAACTATTGATGCAGATTATAAAACTGCTTTTGAAAATTCTTCAACATCAATACCGGGTTCATTAAAAAAACGTGGAAATGATCCTATTCCATTTAAACGAGGTAGAGATTTATTTGACGATTATCAAAACTCATTGATAAAAGGTTATTTTAGAAATCTTATGAAGGTAAAAGCACAAAGTGATATAGATGCTTTGATGTCTAATATGAAAAATTATAAACCTTCAAAAAATGAAACTGCTCGTTTTAATAAAATGTATAAAGGTCAAAGTATACCAGATAAATTAAGATACAAAAATTATTTAGATGTATGGGCAGACTTTGTAAGAAACTATGCAGAGTATAGCATGGGTTATCAAACAAAGTTTAGTGATAAGATGATGACAGAACAAGGCAGAGACTTGTTGGCTTTGAATAAAAAGAACTTATTTTATACAACATCTGATCAAGTTATTGCCAATCAATTAGAAAAACTATATCGTAGTAAACTTGGCGGTAGAGATAGTTTACCATTTGTAAACAACCTGCCTAAAGATCCTGCTGCTAGGCAGCCTTATTTATATAATTTAATTAGGAATTTAGGAGCATCTGAGGCTAAGTATCAGCTATTGTCATTACTTGCTAATACAGGGTCATTTACTACTAATATATTTGGAGGTGGTACACTAGCAATAGGAAGTGCAGGTGTACGTAATTTTGTTGATTCATTTAACAATAAAACACTTGAAGCTGTTCTATTAAAAAATAGTAAAGGTGAATACACTACATTTTTAAATAATGGTAAACCTGTAAAAAATAGAAAAGGCATAGATAAATGGCTTGAAGAAAACGGATTCTTTGACAATTACATACAAAATGAATTTGAATATAGACCTGAAGTAACAGCAAGATTAAAGAATGCTGGGGTAAATATAAAGAACTTATCTAGAGATTTAGTCGTAGCATTAAAATCTAAAAGAACTGATAAGCAAGAAAGTGTTAATGATGTATTTAAAAGATATGGTATAAATGATATAATGCTAGAAGCAGGTGGTTTTTTTATGAAATCATCTGAACGTATTAACAGAAAAAATGCATTTATTGCTCATGCACTACAAGCTGTTAGAGGTTTTGGAAAACAAGGTAGGGAAATGACACTAAATGACCCTTATGTATTTCAACAAGCTATGAAAGGTATAGAAATGACACAGTTTTTATATCAAAATGCTTTTAGACCACCATTTATGGCTACAACAACTGGTAAGGTTTTAAACAGGTTTAAGTTATTTGCTTTTAACAGTGTACGAATACGTAAAGAGTTTTTTAGGCAAGCTAAAATGCAAGGCTTAAGACCTAATACAGAAGAGTATAAAAGATTTCAAGATACATTTCTTATTGATATAATGATGTATGGATTAGGTGCAGCATTTATGTTTAGTTTATTTGATACTACGTTACCACCACCATATGATTGGGTGCAGGCGTTAGCTGATTATACATTTGGAACAAAGCAGCAAAAAGAATTAGCATACTTTGGAGATCCTTTAGGCCCATTAAATGTTTTAAAACCACCCATTGCTAGAGTTCCTGAAGCATTTGGTGAACTAATTACTGGTAACTTTGATGATTTTACTGGATACACTATGTATACATTGTTGCCATTTGGTAGAGGTATACGACAAGCTGTGCAATTATCCGATGACAGAGTAGGCAGAGGTCTTGAACGTGCTCCAGAAATACTGTTTAGGATACCCTACAATAAGTTTTTAAATAGACTTGAAAGAGCAAAAACAAAAAGAGAACGATTATCTTTTATAGATGAGCTACTAGAAGAATCCTAAAAAAAACCCACGTAGGATAGACCTACGCAGGTTTAATATTCTGGCTCAATGATTTGTTGTTTTTAATTTCACGTCAATATTTTGAAACATCAATCCAAACAAGTATTGAGCCATTTCTAAGATGGCTTATCTTTTGATATGTAATAAGCACCTATTATAATTATAGCTGTCATTACAAACATAAATAAACCAATACCATATAATATAAAGTTAATAGCTGTTTCTGCTAAATCTATGATAATCATTGTTTAAACTCTTTACGAAACCAGTTTATCCAGAACCACCTATCAATAAACTTATCTACGATTAAGTAGATAATTAGAACAGGTATCATTATATCGTGTCTATGCTGCACGATTGTTTCCCAATAGTATTCTATCATAATAACTCCTACATTATATTAATAAATGGTTTTAAGTACCATTTTGATTGCAAATACTCTAAAGTAGACTCTAATAAAACAATCTGTTTCTTTTTAATAGTGTTTTCTCTACGTAATGACTTTTTAGTATTTTCACTTAATTTTAATTTATGTTCTAAATCATCAATACGTTTTTGAAGTTCTTTATCTTGTTTTAAAGACTTTTGTTTTAGTTTGTTAAAGTCCTTTATTAGATTGCTATGTGTTTCTCTTAGATCAATTAATTCTTCTGAAGGCAATCTAGGAACACCATAATGATCAAATACGTATTGAAATCCTTTTCGATACATTGGGTGTTCCATATTTTTTTCGTGTTCTAATAACTTCATGTTTGCTTTTTTCCAATTTTATAATAACTATCTGTATGATCCCATCCTGCATAATCGTAATATAAGTGATCAAGAGGTAAGTTATCTGATTCTAAGTTTTCATGTGCATAATAATACTTCTGCATATAAAACTTTAGTTCATCAAATCCATTGTCGTTTTCTATAATATCTACAACAATTTGATCTAACAAATTATTAAATGAGTTTAAGTACTCATCTGAATGTACCCTTATTTTTGTTATATCATTTGTTTTAGATCCATCAGGTTTTGTGTATTGCATTATTTCTCCTTAAACGTCAGCAGGGAAGGTCGAGGCGGTATGCTTGTGCACTAGCCCTCTACACTCTACTGTTCCCTGCATCGGTTTACTTAAGTTATTTACATCTTGGGCATATTTCTTTTTTTTTACCATACTTTGGGAAATCTTTGTAGTGATGATATATACCTCTTTTAGCTTTTTGGTTATTACCTTGTTTGCTTAGATATTTATCTTTTTCCCAACAACTATCACAGAGTTTGCAGTATTTTATAGTTTCATCAGTACGTTTGCCTTCAGCAACAGCACCGTCATATCCTTTAGTAGTCGGTTCCCCAAACACCCAGTCTTCTAGCATGTTGTAGTTCCTTGTCCATTTTATCAACTAACTGTTTTATTTTCTTAATGTCCTCGTAACTATGAAATGCAACAATACTGTCAGCATTACTTATCATGTCTTTCATAATAGTAATCCTTTTAGTTAAATCATCTAATATCTTATCTATTTTATTAGCACTCATTACATTTCCTACTATATACCCTTTTTAATTTTTGTAGTGGTCTAACGCCAACCAGACCACTACATCACTTATCAACCAATTTCAATAATATTTAACGATGACTTAACATCACTTTCTGTTATTGTTATTGATTATCCTGCTAACATCTTAAAGATGTTTAACAAGTCTTTGTATCGTAATACAACTAACGCTTCTTTACGATCTTCTTTTAATATTTGTCCAAACACTTCATCGCATGGTTTTAAGTAGTCAGCTATAGACTTACGACCTTTAACCTGAAACTTCATAGGATTAAGGTTTTCCATGTTATTACATTCTATAATCATGTCTACTTCTTCATGCCAACCTAATGATCTACCATCAGATCCCCAAGCACGTTTGGATACAAATCCATAACCTTTAGCAAGGTTTACACATTCTCTTTCGATTCTGTTACCTTTTTGTTTTGGTGCTTTGCCACTCATTCTGTTTCCTCTGAGTTTATATTACCTATAGCAACATTTACATTTCCAAGAATTACTTTTGTGCCATTTTTGTCTTTACCGTATACCGGATAACACCAATCAAAAACATTACCTTCTAAAATGTAATGTGCATCTTCTTGTGTAATGTCTATAATAATGTCGCCTATATTATTATCAGAATGTATCCAATCTTTTTTATTGTTATTCATTCTTCTTCCTCCTGTGAGTGCATTCCTCCTATTTCATGGTATGTTGGCAAGCCTAACAATTTCCATATTTCATCTAAATAGTATTTACCATCTGACGACATCCTTTGTCTGTCAACATGTTCTAAGTCAGACAGATGCTCTATTAGCTTTTTAGTTTTATTAGTTGCTATGTTTAATGATACTTTTTTCATAATACCCACCTATTTGCTACGTTAAATCCTATAAACAATCTTAATGGCATAAAACCTATATGAAACGCTATAGCATTTCTCATTGATTTTTCTTGCTGTATTGCTATACTAAACATGTTTATCAGAATTATCCTGTAACCTGTTACTGATTTTGTTGTGTCCTTCTTCTTGCTTAATAGTGTCATAGACAGTATGTCTAGAATCCTTACTGTTATCATACTCTTCCTTCTGATGCTTAAATATCATCGTAGTTGTTTCATTTATGTCATGATCATGCACAAAAACATAGGCTCCGTTACCTTCTATTTTTTGTACTTTATCATCTTTAATATGTATTTCTACTATTGCCATAAAACCTCCGATATGTGGTTTATAGGGGCAAAGATAAAGGAATCAGTGCCCCTATAATTAGTTTCTCTTTGAGAATGTGAATGTCTCATAGTCGAATTGCAATGCTAATTCAAACATAGATTCGTCACGTGCCTTCAAAGACGATACTGTTCTTAGTTTTGACTTTGGATTTCTAATAATATCAGGGTTCTCGAATGCAATATACTGATCTGATTTCTGTTCTATTGCTGAATTACCTTTACCGCTATGCACATCAAGTTTCTGACCTTCGCTCAACCTTGTTGATGAATATTTAGAAATGTGATGTATTGCGATAACAATAATATCTAGATCCATAGCCATGTCTTTTAAGGCATTAGCTATTGTTTCTTGTCTTACAAGATCATCATTACGTACATACTTAGCAGGTACTCTGTCTATTGTGTCTACTACAACTATTTTTGCTTCAGAATCTTGTACTACATTAGGTAAATCCTGAATGTCTGGTGACTTGCAAGTAAGTTGTAAATGCTCAACAGATTTCTT